TGGACCTCACACCAAAGCCAATTGGAACAATTGAGTGGGAATAGAAAGCAAAAACCCGGGAGCCCTTATTTTATGGGCTTTCCGGGTTCTTTTTTTGTCTCCGTGATACCGTAATGATACTGTAGGCTCAAAATGATGTGATTTTTAGGCATCATACTGAGTGCTGTAAATACGGCTGTATCGAGGGATTATAGTGTCAGTAATGTAGCTGTCGAGGTCTTCAATGCTGCCGTTGGCCAACTCGCATGTGGTCACCGCTTCTGTGAAGAGGGATATCATGAGGTCACGCATCTTCTCGTTTGGCCGGAATGCAGTCAGCAGTTCAAAGACAGTATCTCCGCATGCCACATAGTCCACAAAAGCTGCGAAGCTGTATCCGAGGATTTGCTCAGAATCGATATCGATGCCATACTTTTCGAAAATTCTCTGATTGTTTCGATGTATCATTGGGTTTGTTTCCTGCAGAGTCTTGTTGAGGATATACTGGCTTTTGCGGCTGAATGGAGAACCTGCAATCATCCGGAATCCTTCACTTTCTGATTCTGTTATGTTCCGTTGCTCGTTATCGCTGGCAATGAGTTCATCGATTTCATCAGCAAGCGCCCGATCGGTGCCGGGATAGAGATGGGAATAGGTGTCCCATGTGGTCTTATAGGAATCATGGCCAAGACGTCGGGATATTTCTCCGATGTCTTTTTTCATGTGTATCAGCATGGATGCATGGCTGTGTCTCAGATCATGGACTCGAAGCCATTCTTCAGAGTCTTTTTCGATGCCTGCTTTTGTCATGACAATCTGCAGTTCTTTGCTGATGGCGGTGCGGCGGAAATAGAATATCCTTTCTTCTGGTTCGATGTAGATGCTGTCGATGTATTCCAGCAGATCGGAATGAAGGGATGGAGGTATTGTGACCTTCCGGATGCTTCGCTCGGTTTTTGGAGTCAGAAAATATTCTATCTGGTCGACCACAGCATAGTTCTTGTTGATGTCTATGGCAGCTTCATCACGACAGATATCTTCCGGAGTCAGAGCAAGTACTTCGCCTGAACGGATTCCACTGTAGAACAGGAGCCGGAACAGGAGCTGATAGATGCTTTTTGTCTCATATTGCATGACTTCCTCAAAACGGTTCTGTGTCCATATATTCATTTCTCCTGCCTTGTTCTTGCCCATGTATCCGGCTGCGTGGCATGGATTAGAACGGAGCTTATAATATTTGACTGCGTAATTCATGATACTGGACATCTGGTTGTTTATGGTCCGGAGATATGTCTGGGAAAATTCTTCTCCATTCTCATTCCTGTACCGAATGAGTTCATTCTGCCATTTTCGGATTTTCCCTTCGTCAATCTCATTGATCTTCATCTTCCCGAAGAATGGAATGAGCTTGGTCTGGATAATGTTCGTTTTTGTGCCCATTGTTGTAGGCTTCAGACGTTCATTCATGTCTTCGAGATAGTTATCAACAAGAGCTGCAAATGTTATCGTCGGATCCGATGCATACCTTGTAAGGAATTCTCGTTCATAAGCTTCGGCATCCGCTTTTCTAAGGAAACCTCTTTTGAGTTTTCTGCATTGTTCTCCTGTCCAGTCAGTATAGTAGAATGTAGCATACCATTTGACTCTTCCGTTTTTTAAAAAATATTTGTATGCAGGCATAGTGCCACCTCCGTATGTGATTGTTGGACACGTGAAGGAAAGCTGTCCAGACTACCAGCAATGGAATGATAAAAACCCATGTTAAAAAGTTGCGTTGACTTTTTAAACTAAATTGTTATAATATACTTAACAAGACAACTGGAAAAGATGGATGCACCCCATCCGCTCCGGGAAAACAGTTAACTTGAAATAGTCGTCCTAGGCTTTACCAGAGACAGGACGGCTATTTTTTATGTGTAAAATTAAGAATAGATACAATCAGACTTGCGACTGCAATGATAATCATAAACTCTTCATATGTACTCATAATTACCATCCCCTTCCGTAAGACTCCGGAGTGGATGGAAGCTGTCCTACCAGTTGCCTGGTTAAGCATATTATAAAATTACGACCATTCCGGCCAAGAGCTGGAATGGTCTTTTTTGTTAGATGGATTTAGACATCTCTGTTATGATGGCCATCAACATCTCCTGTTTCTCACAGGTCAGTCTCCGGAACTGTTCAATGATGTCTATTTCGTTATTGTCAGTAATGGCAAGAGCAGATCTGCATCTTTCCTCAGAAAGGCCGAGGATATAGTCTGCAGATATTTTAAAATGTTCAGCTATCCGATGCACGATATCAGTCGTAGGCTTGGTGTAGCTTCTTTCAATATTGGAAATAACTTGTCCGGAACATCCAGCAATCTTGGCCAGCTGCAACTGGGACATCCTGGATTCTTCCCGGAGAGATTTGATGATTTGACCTGTATTCTTCATGGATTATCTCTTTCTTAAATGTTCCCTTCGGCACCACTCGAAGGGAATTATTTTCCCGAGTCATCTGTTCCTGTTTTGGCTTCAGATAATAAATCAGCTTCTTCTTTGGTTTGGTCTTTTAACAGTTTTTTTAATTCTCCCAAAGCAATGTCCTGATTATCCTCGCTTAAACATCGAAAGGTGTTTACTATCTTAAATTCGGCATTAGTCTGGATATAGGCCTCGTCGACAGCAAAATTTTCTGCTTCAGACAGACCAAGCAAATAATCCGTTCGTATATTCAAAGAAAAGGCGATTACTTTTAAGTCCCTAAAAGTGGGTTGCTTGTCTTCGTGTAAGTACTTGTGTATTACATTTTTATCTATGTGTGTAATTTCACTTAATGCATCTTCATCAATTTGTCTTCGTTCTAAACTTTTTTTAAGCCTGCTTTGAAAAATGTTTTTTATTTCAGCGTCGTCGGAATCAAATGAGATAAAGTAAGTAGAATTATCGACATCTAATATATAGTCAATGCTGACACCGAATAGTTTCGACATAATTGCTAAAGAATCGTTACTTGGCTGAGAAATATCATTTTCCCAGCTGCTGACAGTCTGTTTAATTACACCTAACTTTTTTCCTAATTCTGTTTGAGTAAGGTTATTCAATTTTCGTAAATATTTAATTCTTTTTCCTGACATAGGCGCCTCCTACATTAAATTATAGTCCAAAAAAATTGGACAAACAAGACAAGATGAATAAAGTCCATGATTTATTGACAAATGTATTGACAATCCATAAAAAATGGACTATTATGATAATGTCCATAAAACATGGACTGAAAGGAGGGGCAAAATGAAAATCGAAACCATGAATGTATCACAAAGAGTAAAAGATGCTCGATGCGAAGCAAAATTGACTCAAACAGAACTCGGGAAAATGATAGGAAAGTCAAAACAATGGGTTTCAGAACTTGAACGTGGGAATATTAGACTAAGTTACGAGATGGCTGTTATCATTTCTGAAGCATGTGATAAATCAACGGATTTTTTTTGCACATAAAGTCCATGGAAAATTGACTTTAAATAATTATAAAATTCGGAGGTCTAAAAGAAAATGTCAAATATTACTGCATCAACAAGTTCCAACGTATTTTATAAAGCACGTTATGCGGCATCATCACACAATGAACAGCTGAGTAGTCGTGAAGGCGCAGCAGACATTATGTCGATTGACCGAGGTCGGCTTTATAGAATTGAGAGTGGAATTACTAATCCTTATCCAGAAGAAGTCCATTTGATGGCAGATTTGTATAATGCTCCTGAGCTAAGAAATTATTATTGTACAAATGTATGTCCACTAGGATATGACATGCCAAAGTTAGAACTGGAAGATCTTGACCGCATCACGGTTAAAACACTGTCGGCATTATCAAGGCTGGCCACTTCGAAAGAAGAACTTTTGGATATAGCAGCTGATGGGATTATCAGTGAAGATGAACGACCAACGTTAGAAAAGGTTCTGAGAAATCTTGAAGATGTTGCACAGATGGCACAGAGCTTGAAGGTATGGGCAGAGAAAAATCTCAGATAAGGAGGAGCTTATGGCAAAAGGAGTTATAAAGAAACTTTCTCCAAAAGACAGGTCCTACTATACCGCACAGGATGTGATGGAAATCATGAATGTAGGACGTTCAAAGGCATACGAGATGATTCGTGACTTAAGAGAGGCTTTGGAATCCGAAGGTCTGATGTTCAGAGGAAGTAAGGAAGGAACGATTCCTAAATGGATTTTCAGAAAGGCTTACCTTTTGGACGAGGTCGATATTGGAGATTTTGTTAACAGATTCAATCAGAAAACAATCAGAAAGGATGGTGAAAAATGCACGGATATGTTTGCCCAGAATGCGGAGCATTCTTGGATCCGGGAGAAAGATGCGACTGCCAGGACGAAAAAGAGCAGAAGAGCATAGCGGCAGAAGAATTCGAAAAAGAGATTTCCCAAATGGTAGTTGTAGAAAGAAATGGCCAGTTGCGATTGGCCGTATGAGAGGAGTGAAATCCAGATGATGGCAAGGTGCAGGGAATGTGGTGCCTCATGGAACATAAGCATATATGCCAAGATTCCGAAAGAGGGCTATATCTGCCCATGGTGCCAAAGCAAAAAGAAAACCGATAACAAAAATGAGAAAGCAAAAGGAGAAAAGAAATGAGAAAACTTATTAGAAAATTAGACCCGGTCATTATGTTTTTTGGATTAATGATGGGAATCACTTTATTTTTGACATTTGGAATTTCTGTATATTCCGAACAGTTTATGAGCCCGCTGTCCTATGATGAATATCCTACATATAACGAATGGAAGCTTGCACAGGAAGCTGAATTTGTTGGGCCACAGGAAAAGACACTGGAGCAGGCATTAGAAGAATATCTTGCAGAACAGTCCAGCTCCGAAGATTCCACAGGTAACTAGTTATGAAAGAGTTATACATGAGCAATAAAAAAGGCCCACGCCGTAGCAATGGACCCTCCCAACAACATAGCCATATTGTATCATGTCTTAACTCAAAAATCAAATCGAAAATATGCAATATGGAGGAAATTATGTCAGAACAATATTCTTTAGATACAGTTCTTCAAAGAAAGAACGAATTCAATCTTGCAATACCTGTTCAGGTGATTCAGCAAGTAAATCCCTTTTATAAAATTACAGTCACACCATTGAGACCGGAACTGGATCCGGCGAAAAAAGACATCTACGTTTCTGGACGCATGCCTGTAAGGAATGGAAATAGAGAGGAATATGTAGATATCTACTCTTTACATTGGCAGTTCCTTAATAGGGTCGCAATCAATGCAGGTATCGACATACCAGACAGCGCAGTTCAGATCAGAAAGATAGACGAAGATACGTGGGAAGCGAAAGCTTATGGAGAAATGATGCTTCCGGATGGCTCTCTGGCGCGAATGAGCGATATCAAGATAATTGATTTGAAATCCGAAGAGAAAAAGTTCCGTTTTGCATATGAAGAAAAAGCGGAACGGGGAATTGAGGAATACAGACAGGCGAAAGAAGCCGAAAAGAGATACCGGGGAACATGGGTAGATACAGGAAGAACTAACCCACAGAACGGTTATCCAATAAAGAAATATGTGATTGAAGAGAACGAAAAACAGCGCTACATCGAAAGAAGTCTTGTAGATGCCATGACTCAGTTGAGAGCATCAGCACCTCAAAAGGCAGCGACAGGAGCGAAGGCAAGAGTTGTGAGAAGTCTTCTTGGAATGCCGTCCAGTTATACAAGAGAAGAGTTACAGAAACCATTTGCAGTTGCCAGAATGGCTTTTTCTCCGGACTACAATGACCCGATGGTAAAACAGATGATGCTACAGCGATGTCTTGGTTCTACAGCCAGCCTTTTTGGAACTCCTGTGATTCAACAGACAGTGGCCCTCCCAGCAACATACAATGAGCCGGAAGAACAGGAAGAGGTATATGAAGAACCGACAACGGAAGAAGCAGAAGAGTATCCACCAGCGACATCTTACCAGTCCGCACCTTCTGCTCAGCAGGTACCGGCTTATCAGTGCATGAGCTGTGGTGCAGTAATTGACCAGCGAGTTCATGAATATTCCATGAACAAATTTGGTCGTCCGTTATGTAGAAATTGCCAGAGAGGAGCGAGAAGACAATGAAAATAATTCGTATTTCAACGGACAACGAAATCTCCATTCACGAATTCCCGGATGAGCTTTCCGTGTCAGAACAGAATCAATTTCTTAGAGAACTGATAGGACCAAAATGCAGTCTTGTTGAACATGTCATGCCGAAAAGACTGTATTCACATCTTGGAGGTTCAAACAGGGTTTCCAAAGAAAGAGGAAGCTGCGTCAGCATGCTGGTCGATGAAGAAGGACTGTGGCATGACGTTCCTGTTAATACAGTCGGAAGCTGGCTGTACGAAACAGACATACATGGTCATTTTATTGTAGGGAACATATTGATTATCGGAGAGGTTTGGCATAGGGATGGAATCAGCTTCTGTGGGATGAATGACGAACAGTTCGACCTTTTATACCCGACACTTGAGATGCTTACAAAGAAGGCAAGGGGGCAGGAATAATGAAGATTTTACATACAGCAGATTGGCATATCGGTCCACAGCAAGGACCGATGGAGAACGGAGTGAATGTCCGTTATATGGATACTTTGAACTGTATCCGTCACATGGTAAATAAGGCATGGGAAGAAATCCCCAATATCGTTTGTATCTCAGGAGACATTTTAGATAAGGAGCTTGTTGCTCCATCCAGATACACGGATGAGGTATTGACAGCGACAGATTTTATCGTGGAATTGGCGTCAATCGCAGAGCATGTGATTGTTATGAGAGGCACACCGAATCATGATGGAGCCGGTCAGTACAGGATGCTGGCAGAACTGTTGGCACCGTACAAGAACGTAGAAGTAGTTATGGAGCCGCAAGTGATACATACAGCATATGCAGATATCGCCTGCATACCGGGGTTTGAAAAACAGGAATTTAGAGCGAAGTTCCCTGATGTCAAAGTTGAAGATGAGAATCTGATCTGGACAGAACATATCAGTACCATCACCATGGGACTCCGTGCTATGTGCGGAAAAGACAAACCGGCAATTCTTATGGCGCATTACACAGTGCCGGGAGCGAATGCAGAATCCGGACAGACCGCATTCTTTGCCAATTTTGAACCGGTGATTCCACAGGAAGCTCTTCTTGCAGCTGATTTCGACGGAGTATTCCTTGGGCATATCCACCGGCCGCAGGAAATCGAAGGACTTCGCAATGTTTTTTATTCCGGTGCAATCAACGCACTTAATTTTAATGACGAAGGGCAGGAAAGAGGTTTCTTCATTCATGATTTTAAAGAACTAGATGGCAGATGGGTGCTTGGATCCAGATTTATTACGACACCTTACCGACAGTTCCAGACCATTAAATGGAGCACGGAAGATGTTGAGGAATATCTGCAGACTGGAGAACTGTTCCTTCAGGCAAATAATTATCCAGAATTAATAGACGGGAAAATCGTACGTGTCAAATATGACTGTACAGAGAAACAGAAAAAGGCATTGAATACGCATCTTCTCAGAAAGTCTCTGACAGACATGGGAGCATTCATGGTCACGGATGTTCTGGAAGAGACAGTGTTCGATGTAGTAAATAAAGGACTGCTGTCAGAAGAGAGCGACCCTTTGGCCAATCTGAAAAAGTATTTAGACGAAAAATGCATCAAGGATGCGGATGCTATCACAGAACTGGCAGAACCTATTATCTCCAAGGCGCTGAGCCAGAACGGTGAGGCTCTTTACAACGGAGTGTTCCGGCCGGTATCCATTCGTGTAAAGAATTACCGAAACTACAAAGAAGCTTCTTTTGATTTCTCAGATGTTACATTCTGCACCATCAATGGAACGAATGGAGCAGGGAAGAGCAGTCTCTTTATGGATGCCATTATTGACTGCCTGTTCGAAGAACCAAGAGAAGGGAAAAAGGTCGGCTGGATCCGAGCCTCCGACGATGCCAAGTCCGGTGATATAGAATTCATCTTCGATATTGGAGAAAAACGGTTCCGTATCCTTAGAAGCAGGGCGAAATACGGCGCTCCAAAGCTGAATATTTCCCAGCTCGCGGAGAATGGAACCGACTGGATAAACGTATCAAAAGAAACCATGGACCAGACGGAAGAGGAAATCAAAAAAATCGTCGGCATGGACAGCATGACATTTAAGAGCTGTGCCCTTATCATGCAGGACCAGTATGGATTATTCTTGCAGGCAAATAAAACAGACCGCATGGCCATTCTTGGAAATCTTCTGGGGCTGAAGCTTTATGAAGAGATGAAAAAAGAAGCAGAAGCAAAGTTCACAGCTTTCAAAAGGGAAGTTGCCTCAGGTAATACAAAGATTGAAGTAAAGAGCAATCAGATCAAGAGTAAGGGAGACCCGGAACAGGAACTGGACGAACTGGAAAACCGTATCGAGAAGACCGAAAAAGACATAATGGTATGCATTGAGCAGGAAGCAACGGCTAGGACGGAACATGCGGCATATGAAAAATTAAAGTCTGAATATTGGGAGCTGACGGAAAAGCGTGGCGACCTCTGCCGAAAGAAGAACGAGATTGCAAATAAGAAACAGGAAGCAGAACTTGAGATAGGAATTTATAAAAAGTTCTTAGAAGAAGAAGCGGTGATTGTTTCTGCAGTTGCAGAACACACCAGACTTACCGAAATGCTTCCAGAGCTGTCCAAAAAACAGGCACAATATGAAGAAGCCCTGAAGCAGTTAGAAGCTTTCAGAACGAAAACAGCAAAGACAGAACAGGAAATCACTCTGCTAAAAGAAAAAATTTCGGAAATCGACGAAAAGATAGCATATTATCAGAATCTTTATCCGGCAGACCTTGAGGAAAGATACGGAATGCTTCTTTCGCTTCGCGCTCTTTTGGGCGAACAGAGAAGGAAGAAAGAGCTTTATTTTGAGCACCGAGAAAAGACCAGCGATAAACGAAGAGAAATCCTGGAGGAATATCAGCATTGGACAAATAAAGAGGACCAGGAAAAGCTCCGGGTATATGCCTGTGAAGAACAGCAGAGATTCTTGAACCAGTCCGGCTGCATCGATGTTGGGAACGCTAGATGCGAGTTCTTGAAAAAAGCAAAAGAGATGGTGCTTACGACAGAGAGTCATAGAGAACTTTACGAGATGGCCAAATCAAATGCAGCACAGTGCAAAGCTCGGTATGAACAGCTGGATGCCAGCCTTAGTGTTGAGATTGAGCAGATCGGATATGACCCACACGAGGAAGAACGTCTTATTTCTGAAATCTATGCTTTAGAGAAATATGAATTAATGAAAAAACAGAATGACGAGAACAAGCTTCAGATTGCCCGTTTAGAGGCAGAGAAAGAATCCAGTCATAAATTCCTAAGGGAATACGAGCAGACGCTCTCTACGCTCATTCTGGACATCCAGAGAGCAACGGAAACCGTTGATGGGCTTTCTGGTATACAGGGTGAATACGAGAATGTGAGAAACCGCTGTGCGGAACTTGCACCATATGTGGAAAAGGAGAAACAGATTCCGGTCTTTCGTACCAAGATGCAGTTTATTGAAGAGAGCATCCTGTCTTATGAAAAAGAGTGGAAAGAACTGGATGAACAGTGTGAAGAGTGTCAGAAATCCATGTTCGCAGTAAAAGCATTATCGGATACCTTTACATTCACTGTGAATGAGAAACCGGAAGTTCTTCGTACACGAATCGATGCTTTACAGGGAGAGCTCATGGATATGCAGGTAAAGAAAGGCGGTATCATTCAGAGAGCGGAAGATGTAAAGGCACTGGAAGCAGATGTAAAAGTACTTCGTGCACAGGTAAAAGAGAACAGTAAGCTACAGAGCTATTATGAGACTTTAAAACAGGCATTCTCACAAGACGGTGTTCCTCATCAGATCATCCGTAACTTCATACCGCATATCACGGGTGTGGCAAACTCTATTCTTGGATCCATGACGGGTGGAACGATGGGAATTGAATTTTCTCTTGAAAAAGAGGCGTCAAAGAAAGGCGGCGGGGAAAAGCCGGCGCTGGATGTCCTTATTCATGAATATGGCAAGAACGTTATGCCTTATGTGTCCAAATCCGGCGGAGAGAAAGTAAAGGCTTCCCTGGCAGTTATCTTGGCACTGGCAGAAGTAAAAGCCTCTTATGCGGGAATCCAGTTAGGAATGCTCTTCATTGATGAAGCTCCTTTCCTCGATGCAGATGGAACAAATGCATATTGTGATGCCCTGGAGACCATCCGGGAGAGATATCCAGATACTATCGTCATGGCAATCACTCATGACCCAGAATTCAAGTCACGATTCCCACAGGCGGTTACCATTGTAAAAGACGAGGAAGGCAGCCATGTGCAGTGGGGGTAGGATATGGCGAAAAGATATTACTGGTTGAAATTAAAGGCCGACTGGTTCGGTTCAAAACTGATAAAGAAACTACGGCGAATAGCCGGAGGTGACACATATACTATCATCTATCTCAAAATGCAGCTGTTGTCATTAAAGAACGAAGGCAAGCTCTATTATGAAGGCATTGAAGACGATTTTGCAGAAGAATTGGCTTCCGATCTGGAAGAAGATATAGAGAACGTTCGTGTAACATTGAACTTCTTACATAAACACAAAATGATTGAGATGGTAGAAGAGGACGAATATCTTCTTTCCGAAGTAAAGGATGCAGTAGGAAGCGAGTCAGAATCAGCCGCCAGAGTTCGTAAACACAGGGACATCATAAATAAGAAAGAAGAAAATCAGAAATTGTTACAATGTAACGCAGATGTAACGGAGTGTAACGCTCTTGTAACAGCATGTAACACAGACATAGAGAAAGAGATAGAGAAAGATAAAAGAGATATATATAACACTTCTTGTCCGGAGCTACAAAACTCCGGACCGGAACCAGAGCCTATCATAACGCTCCCTCTGAATACAGGGGAGGAATATCCGATATTCCAGCGCGACATTGATGAATTCGCTGAACTGTATCCAGCAGTGGACGTACTGCAAGCGATGAGGGGTATGAGAGGATGGTTGAGTACGAATCCGGAGAGAAGAAAAACAAAGAGGGGAATTCGACGGTTTATCAATTCCTGGCTGTCCAAAGAACAGGACAGAGGAGGAAACGTAAGGAACGAATCGAAAGCCCGGACAAATCAATTTCACAATTTTCCTCAGAGAGAGTATGACTACCAAAGCCTTGAATCCCAGTTCATCCAGAAAGTGAACGGAGGAAAGTAAAATGGCAGATGCAGGAAATATAAAATTCAATACTGGGATTGAAAAACTGGAACAGGAGAAAAAACAGTGCATCAATACCGTTAGTGGGAAATACAAAGAAGTCATGGAAGCGCAGTATGATATGATTTTTTCTTCAATCATTGAAAGATGTAAGGCAGATGAGCAATTAGATGCAATGGTTCTTCAAGAACATAAAACATGGGGAAAATGCATGAAATATTGCAGCGAAAAAGCAATGTTAACAAGTAATCCTACGGATGAACAGAAGAGAAGAGCACGAGATGGAGAACCGATTGCTGTCCCTATCCCTCAGGAGACGATGTTCAAATGGATCGAGGAATATTACAGACGGGATGATAAGGCTGAAGAAGAAAAAGCTGCCAAAAAGAAAAAAGCTGAAGAGCAGAAAAAGAAACCAGAACAGAAACCGGATTCTGATACAAGTGGTCAGGTCAAGAAGCCAAGTGTAAAGGCAAATAAAACAGGTGAACAGAAATCCGTGAAAAAGTCCAAACCGAAAGAAGACAGCGGACAGATGAGCCTGTTTGATTTTTTAGGGTAAGGAGGGGTGAATTGTGTTAATGGCATATAAAGGATTCAACAAAGACCTTACCTGTACGATGGGAAAAGGACGGTTCCAGTATGAAGAAGGCAAGTGGTTCGAAGAGCCGGAAGCGAATTGTGTAAAGAATGGCTTTCATTGTGCTGAGGATCCGCTGGACTGCTTGAATTATTACGGAGATTGGGACAAGTCGGTATATTACATAGTCCTTGCAGATGGCGATGTTCATGAGGATGCATCCGATACGAAGATATCTTGTACCAGAATGAAACTGGTAAAGAAACTGGAACTGGCTGAGTTCGTGATACATGCACTGAATTACATGGACAAACATCCTTTTCGAAAAATGAGCAGGCATGTAAAGACGGAGCAGGGCGTTGCAGAGATTAAAGATTTTGTAGTGGTCAGAGGGAAAGCTCCGAGAGCGAGAGGAAAAATTGGTTCAGTATTGGGGCTTGCAAAAGAGAACCCCAACAGCTGTGAGATTGTTGAACTTGGAATCATAGAAATTGATGGAAAAGAGTTCCTGCCCGATGTTTGGTATGACGTGGAGTGCATGGAGGTGAAAGCTGATGAAGACTGAGAATTTACGTAAGCTGCGAAAACTCTATGCGACGGATGCCATGATGAAAAAAGCGGGAATGGATGTTCCGAAGAAAAAAGATGTCGGCTGGAAGTCAACAACGGATTATTACAAATATGGAATACACATGAGATGCCAGCATCTAAGCGGTATATTAAAGGTCGCATTTTATCTGGTGGACAGGATGCGGCTTGGAGACACAACCCCGCGATATGAACTGTTCATCAATCCAGAGAGCGGAGAATTCCTTACGCTTGACTGTGATTCACAGAAATGGAGAACTGCAAAAGTCGACAATCTGGAATGGCCGACATACACCTGGTATTCCGGAAGATATATCAATCCAGAAGGATACAGGGCAATCAAGGCATACCTTGGAACAAAAAATGGAGGGTATGCAGGCATTCTTGAGTATCAGAACAATGTGAGAGCTGACCAACTGAAAAAGAAGCATAAACGGGAAACGGAACCATGGGATCTGATGATGGATCAGGTTCCGGAAATTCCAAAAGATTTTAAAGACTGGGCAGACAGGAACGGAATGATACAGCACTTTATTTTCTACGAATATGACCGTAAGGGCGTCAAAGAAGGATATTGCACGAGCTGCAGGAAGACAGTTCCCGTCGTGAAGCCTAAGCATAATGGAGCAGGCGTATGTACAAGATGCAAGAAAGCAATCCAGTATAAATCCAGAGGAAAGGCAGGAAGCTTTTATACGACTGATGAGTATGTATACCTTCTGCAGAAATGTGAGGACGGCTTTGTTCTTAGGGAATTCCGGGCAAGGCGGCATTACCGTAAAGGAAAATATGAGGAGGAAAGAGCCCATGTGTTCGAGCGGAGAAGAGTCATTTATAACGAGAGATTATACGGCACAGCATTTGAATACGGTCTTTATAAAAATATCGAGCATAGATGGATTGGAGAAGGAGAACCAACATGGGAGTCATATTACCATCATCACAAAGGCAATGTATATAAGAGGACTATTCCATTACTGGAAAAAGGGATTTTGGCCAGAACCGGGCTGCCGGACATTATAAGGAGCGGAAAGAAGTTCGACCCGGAAATGTATCTGGAATGTCTGAAGAGAAAAAAATATCTGGAACAGCTTGCAAAGTCCGGTCTCTATAGATTGTCACTGGAACTGATTGATAACAGCTTACAGCTCAACATAAAGGATGTCAAAGAACTTGGAAAAGCCCTTGAGATTGACAAGAGCAGGCTGAAAAGGCTCAGAAATAAAGACGGAGGAAGACTGTATCTCGAATGGCTGAAGTATGAAAAAGCGACTAATAAATGTATTGATGATGATGTGCTGCAGTTTTTTGAAGAAAATGGCATCCGTCAAACAGACATTGAATTCATCATGGATCGGATGACGGAAAAGAAGATATGCAACTACATCAGAAAACAGATGACAGTAGGACGTTTCTTCAATGCCGGGGATGTTATCCAGACTTGGAAGGATTATCTCTGCATGGCGAACAGGATGAAAATGAATACAGCGGAAGAACTGTTCTATAAACCGAAAGACTTGAGGAAGGCCCACGATGAGGCAGTAAAACAGTCTGATGGAATAGAAGTAGCAAAACGTGCAGGAGAGATTGCCGGGAAGTATCCCGGAGTTGATGAAGTTCTTCAGTCTATTAAGAGCAAATATGAATACGAGGACAAGAAGTACTCTATCATCGTTCCGGAAAGGATAGAAGATATCATTCTTGAAGGGCGTTCCCTTGGACACTGTATCGACAGGACAGACATTTATTTTGACCGGATCCAGAGAAAAGAGTCGTTCATTGTATTCTTACGGAAAACCGGAGAAGTCGATAAATCATATTATACTCTGGAAATTGAACCGGGAGGAACTGCCAGACAGAAAAGAACGACCGGTGATAAGCAGAATAAAGATTTTGAAGAAGCAAAGGGCTTTATCCGTAAATGGCAGAAAGAGATTCAGATAAGACTGACGGAGGAAGACAGGAAACTGGCTGATACAAGTGCGATTCTCAGAGTGGAGGAATTCAAGGAAATGCGTAAAGAAAAGAAAAAAATCTGGAATGGCCATTTGAAAGGCCAGCTCCTTGCAGATGTCCTTGAAGCAGATCTGATGGAAGTTGCCGAGGAAGTAAGGAGGTGCTGTTAATGGCAAGGAATATTATTCGGAGCATCAGGAAGGGCTCTAATCAGTGGAACGAAGAAGACAGGCTGACCATGGCAAATCTGCTGGTCAAGGCAGGGTATTGTGTGAAACTCGGAAGGCAGATTACACCGGGAAAAGAGAATAGCAGCAAACCGACATATGAAAACACAGTGGAATATTGGGAGGAACAGGCATGACACGTTCAAAGATAGAGTGGTGTGACCACACATTGAATTTTATAACAGGATGCAGACATGGATGTCCATACTGCTATGCTGAGAAGATGTGCAAAAGATTTGGAGGAGATGTCCGGTATAACAAGTCGCTGACATATCAGTATCGAATGGATGGAGATTTATATATCCTGGACGATGTTTTTGTACATCCGGAGACAGGGCAGAAAATCATTGCACCGTTCGGATTCGAACCGACATTACATAAATACCGTGTGAGAAAACTGAGAGAACTGAAAAGTACACATAAGATTTTTGTTTGTGCCATGTCTGATATGTTCGGGGAATGGGTGCCGGATGAATGGATCCAGCTTATCTTCGAGGAATGCAAGAAATATCCGAAGCATATATACCTTTTCCTTACCAAAAATCCGAAACGGTATATTGAACTCTACAAAAAAGGAATTCTTCCGGAAGAGGATAATTTCTGGTATGGAAGTACGCTTACAAATCCAGACGGAAAGTACTTTGAGAGCAGCCGTCACAAAAATTTCTTAAGCATTGAGCCATTGCATGAGCCTTTTGGAACAGCACACCTAACATCACTGAATTATATAGACTGGGTCATTATCGGAGCGGAAACAGGCAGAAGGAAAGAAAGGATTGTTCCGAAAAAAGAATGGGTCGATGAAATCGTAAAAGAATGCCAGCTTAGAAAGATACCGGTATTCATGAAGGACAGCCTTGTGGACATCGTTGGCGAAGAGAACATGATTCGCCAGTTCCCGGAAAGACTGGAAGCCAAGGAAGAAAGCGACAAGGTCCTGCGAAGAACCACGAGTGAGTGCCTGGCCTGTAAAGAACGAAAGAAGAATGCAGAAATGGTCAATATTACAATCCGAATTAAACGACATGGTAAAAATAAAAGCTTTGGATACATATGCAAAGATTGTTTCCGACATTTCTGTCGGGAACATGATGTAGAGATTCCGGATTTGGAAGATCTGAGGGAATAGGAGGGTGTCATGTTAGTCAGAAGTCAGGATAGAAGAAAAATCACCCAGCAGATTGAATTTAACATTGTAAAGATTACTGATAATATCTTTGAAATCCGCCATTCCGTAACAGGTCAGAATTACGGCCGATATTCGTTAGAAGAAAAAGCAGTGGAAATAATGGATCGGATTGAGGAACGGTTCAAAAGGCACACGGTGGTCACAGGACCGAACGGAAGACCAGCGGCCTTATATTCAGCACCGACAGTATTTCATCTGCCGGAGGACAAGGAGGATTCAAATGAATGAATTGTTAGATGAAATCAAATTGCCATCCCATAACTGGGAGAAGATGCATGGTAATCCGGTACCGCGAATGAGACATTGGACAAAGGCTATTCATCAGCATGCCAAAAGTCTGGAGAAGAAACATGGAAAACTTGAACCGATAACGTTGTTTCGTATGCTGAGACCGAATCTGTTTCGTGAGTATGGATTCGACAGCTGTGTAAGTGAGGAGGATTAAATGGCAGAGAGAAGTCAATATAGTTCGGATGAAACAGAAGTTTTCTTCGAGAGAGTAAAGAAAAAATTCAATGAAAGTGGATTATCCATGAAAGAATTTGCAAGAAGAGTTGGAATTACTGAATATTCTGCAGAAAGAATCGTTACAGGGCAGAGGATGCCAAGAGGCAGAATCCTTAATTACATTGCAATGGTTCTGGATTGTAGTGTTGGTTATCTGATGGGAACAGAGGAAGAGACGGATGGCGAAAAGAAGAAGCTGTAGACGGACTGCAGAAGAAGAGATGCTTCATGACAGAGCCGTAAGAATACGGAAAATGACAGATGAACAGCTATGCCGATATCTGGATGAAGAATCGCAGAAAGCATTTGAAAGAGGCATGGAGCATGGCAAGAAGTCAGCACCGGTTAAAAAGAGTGTGGGCGAGTTCATAGCGGCTCTGCAGATAAGCAAGATTCCTGGAATCGGAGCAGTGACAATCAATAAATTACTAAAGGTGGCAATGGATAATGGATACATGGAACAGTGTTGAGGAACAGATGCAGAGCTATGCAAGGTCATTACAAGGTAAAAGGTCCAGAGCAAGTGGAGAACATTTTGAACAGATGATTATGGCAGCGGCTGATTTTTACGAAGGACTTGGGATTTCTGCGATAGATAAGACTCCGGAGCCTATGAAGGTCCTGAAAGTATATAACAGGAGCAAAGGGCAGTTCATATGCTGTTTCGCAAAGCAGGCCCAGCCGGATTTTAAAGGCATACTTAATGATTCAACGATGATTCTGTTCGATGCAAAGCATACAGACAGCCATCAGATAGGACGTAATGTTGTGACAGAGGAACAGGAAACGTGCTTTGAAAGATATATGAAGATGGGAGCCATGTGTTTCATCGTTGTGTCACTTGGTTTCCAGAAATTTTACCGCGTGCCATGGGTAGTTTTTCGAGATATGAAAAAGATATACGGCCACAAATTCATGAACGAGAAGGAACTGGCACCTTATGAACTGAAATATGTTAATGGCATCCTTCGATTTCTTGATGGAATCGAACCGAAAGAGGAGGGCAAAGATGAGATTAATCAAATATGAGATTTCAAGGGCAATTGATAAGCTGAAGAGCATTGTCCAGAAGAACGATAAAATCGCGGCTTTATCCGGCATTTTGGTAGAGGACGGATATTTAATAGCCTCCAACACAGAAATCACGATGCAGGTCAAACTGGAGGCTTGTGCAGGGGATAATTTTATTATCCCCATGAAAGCTTTTGACCTTATCAAGAATCTTCCGGAAGGAGAAGAGGTGGAAATCACAGCGAACGACAAAAACGTGGTAACGATTAAGATGTCCAAGATCAAGAACAGTTACCAGAGCTTCCCTCCTGAAGATTTCGTATACAAAAAGAGGAATGTGGAGACAGCGAATGCGATCAGGCTTCCAGGGGCGAAATTAATGGAAGCTCTTTCCCATTGTTCTTATGCAGCGGCTGATGGAACTGTTTCCAATCTCATGTTGAAAGGTATCTATTTCGAAGGAGGAGACGGATGTCTGAATCTGGTCGCATCGAACGGACATGTAATGGCATGGGACAGAATCGAAGTGGAAGGAACTTCCGACATGAAGATTATAGTCCCTAAAGTAGCAGTGAAGAAACTGCTGTCCATGGGGATTGCGTCAGACATCGATGTTTCTTACGACACAAAGAGCGTTATCCTGCAGAATGAGGAATTTACGATTTTCAGCCGGCTTCTCGATGGAACGTATTTTAATTATAAGGGCATGTTCAGAGATACTCTTATCAATACAGCAATCGAAAGAACAGATTTCATTGCAGCAATGTCCAGGGCAAATATGTGTATAAACGAGAGTAAAAAGGTCGTTTTCAATTTTAATGGAGCGACATTACATATTGAGGCGAATGACACTACTGCGCAGTACGAAGAGAATGTTCCTTTGCTGAAGAATGTGACAACACCGCTGCGTATTGGCTTTGATCCGAAACTGGTACTCGATTCCGTGAAATCATTTAAAGACGATGTTGTTAATCTGAATCTTTCAACAGACCAATCTCCTCTGTTCATAGAGACAGAAAAGAAGGATTCCATGTCACTGGTGCTTCCAGTGAAATTGAGATAGGAGGAAGGCGTATGACGGTAAAAGAAGCAAGAAGAATCATTGACCCGGACACATCGAAAGAAGCCCTTACTGAAATTGAATATTATGCTGGCTTCAAAGGCAATGAAGCCGTATCGACTGCAGCATATATTGCGAAAATTATTGCAATGGCAGCGCTCATGAAACAAGAAAGTTATCTTCCGAAGACAGGAGAGGATGGATATCGATACTGTACAGTTTGCGGAAAAATAGTTGGAGATAATGCGAACTATTGTAAACATTGTGGACAGTTGATAGTGGAAACAGAGGACTCTCCTTTTGAGATTGCAATTATGAGTGCTTTGGAAGATACACTCCAGCAGATGGATATAGAACCGGAAGCGAATGGAAGAAGGGAAAACGAATGTTGCAATTAAATATCGGTCAGAGAGTGATTCTTCCGAAACTGACAGGAGAATTCATGAGGCCAAGACCAGGAACGGTTATAGATGATTGTGACCAGTTTTATTTGATTAAGTTGGATATTGGATACAAAGAATGTGTTCTGAAAACAGATGATAAGGGGTTGACGATATGCAGAAAGAGGTAAAAAAAATAAACAAGAATTGGTATAGGGCTAAAGATCTCAAAGGACAGTGGAAGTATGGGAGTTTAATTAATCTCGATGAAGGTTTTTGCTATATAGTTCCACCATGTAATGGAGCCAGTACATACTCACCGAACCAGTTAGTTGTTTTAAATATGACAAGAGTAAATCCAGAGACAGTTTGCCAGTATACGGGCTTGTATGACAAGAATGAAAAAAGCGTATGGGAAAATGATATCGTGGCTCGAAGGGATGCCAAGGGAAATATCCGAGCACTTGGGGTAGTGAGATATGGTGCGTTCAACTGTAGCTGCTGTGACGGAGTGTTTGGCTGGACTTTTGATGGAGATGTAGATATTAGAGAACCGTACTTCTATGAGGTGATAGGGAATATATTCGATAACCCGGAATTGTTGAAAGGAGTGGAATTATGATGAGACTGACTACGGATGCCATAACAAAAGACATGAGCATGGTCGAGCTGGCACATAACTGTTGTTATATTGGACAGGATGGATGGACAAGATACAGGGATTTTGAAATCGATATTACTGCCAGAGACTTGACCAGAAAACTCATGCTGGTATTTGGGTGCTGGAATGAAGAATCCATGGCGCTAGTGGATGATGAACAGTTTGACGATGAAATAATGGAAAACGGGATGTATTCATTGGAGGAACCGGAAGGATTGATTGCCGCGTTTTATCGTAATCTTTGGGCAATGGCAGATCTTAGAGAACATTTGAAAATCTTTGAAGACAATGAAAAGAAATGGACACTGTGCGAAAAGGAATTGCCAAAGGAATGCGGTATTTACGAAGTAACGATTGAAAAGGTCATTAATTCACAGAAGCAGTATATCACAGAATGTGTTCTGTTCAGCTCATCAGGGAGATGGATGCATTCTGGAAAAGTGATTGCGTGGAAGGAAAGAACAGCACCATATATTCCAGAGGAGGCGTGACATGAAAAGAAATAGGGAGTCAAAAGCAAGAATCAGAGTGATTGCATATTTCGGATTAAACAAGGAACTGCAGCGGTTACTGGACCAGAAAGTACAAAGGCAGGGGGCAAGATACTCTGATATTTATAGGGACTTAAAGATAAGAATAAAGAAATGGGAACCAGATGCGATTACACAAACGACGGTCCTATATTTAGGAGAGCAGGTAACAAAAGGATTTTTAATAGATTTTGTTCGAAAAGTCGTTCCGGCGCCCTATCCGGCACGCTTGACCAAGCCACAAAAGGAATTGATCCATGTAAGAAAAGAGGGGACGAAACGTGAAACGGATTGAGCTGTTCGTTTTTTTAGGAGGCAGAAATGAAGAAACCAAGAATAATCAAAATTAGAGTAGAACGGTGTGGTGACTGCCCGAATTACAGGTATAACAAATGCATGGCCGGTGCCGAAGATTACAGAAGTCCAGAAGATCATTTCTATGCTGACTGTCCTATGGACTGGATGGAAGAGGAAGACTATATAGGGGATTTGATTAGCAGAAGTGCGTTGATAAATAGCTTGAACGATTTCGCATTACAAGAATCTCCAGTCAAAGAAGGCGATAGTGCAGATACATACAATGCTATTCGGGAATGTATCAAGGCAGTGGAAGAAATATCTGCAGTGGAAGCCGTGCCAGTGGTTCATTGTAAAGATTGTGAGCATTGGGGAACAGGTGTAGCAGGAGAAACGGAACATGTTAAATGTTGCGAATATGGCAAATACATGGTAGGTGAAAACGGTTACTGCTGTTATGCAGATATGAGAAAGAAGGTGGACAATGGGAATTTTACGGAGAATGGCAAAGAACTGTAGGAATTGTCCGATAGTAGATATTTGCGTAAAAAAGGAGATGGAAGCAGAAGCATATCTGGAACCGGCATCGACTCCATTCGCTGAATCCGCTGCAGCTCCCATTATGAGGGAGACAATGGATATCATGGTAGATGGACATTTGCAGAAAGTTTATAAAGATGAAATAGAAAAGCAATTGCAAATGAGTCTGTTCCCTGAAAGGTTTATAAAACATGGGGTATAAAAGGAGAACGATGGATAGAGTGTCAGCAGTTTGGAAAGAGGACAAGGAACTTGGGATAGCCTATTTTTGTAGTGCGTGTCATCGGTTCGTGTGCTCTGATGGGAAATGTGATTGTGGGGCATATGTAGATATGTCCCTCCCAAAAGAACATTATGAGGGAAGAGTTCGCTGGGAGAATTACTGTGACATGAGAAAGAAGGTGCAAGAATGAGTACAGCATTTCAAGCAATAGGAATGGTTACAACAGTCGGTATTTGTTTATTCGTAATATGCATTATTAAAGAACTTTTAGAAGACAAAATCAAACGTGCTAAATGGCAATACAAATATAAGCATCGTTTCGATAAACCGCCTTTAGCAAAGTGTTACTGCAAAGATTGTATTTATTGTGCAGATGGGTGTTGCATGTCATTTGACGGAATGAGAGTTTGGGAAAATTGGTTCTGTTGGCAGGCAAGTCCGACAAAGTATGACCTAAATGAAAAAGATGAGGTGCAAGATGGGAAGATTGATTGATGCTGATTTTTTGATTTCATACATAGAAGAAGAACTTGCCTTAAAATACACTGGACATTTGAGTGATGATGTGGTGTGTGGAATGATTTCAAGACAAAACGAAATTATTCAATTTATTAAAGCACAGCCAACATTCGACATTGAAGCGGTTGTGAAAGAGTTGGAAGATGTATCGACAGAAATCTTTGGACATACAAAAAATCTTAGCTTGGATAAAGCAATCGAGATTGTCAGAAAAGGCGGTGTGAATCATGCCTAGTGAAGATATTACTTTTTGCTTTAATTACAAGTGCAATATTAAGAAGTGTATAAGAAACCCGAAGAGAATTGAACTTCCGATTCCTCATAGTTTTGCATATTTGGAAGATACAGAGTATTGCATGAAGAAGAAAAAAGGCGGTGTGAAATGAAAGTAAAAGAAATTTGTCAAGATTGTGAAAAGGTATTTATGGGTGGAAAAAATGCATTCTTATGTCCAGATTGCAGAAAGAAACGAGTTGAAGCAGGAAAGATGAAAGCTAGAAAAAAAGGCGGTGTGAATCATGACTAAATATACGGTAGATTCAGTCGTATGTGACTATGGACTCTTTGAAAATGGCGAACTCAAATTAATCTGCGAGAATAGAAGAAATGCATTGCTGATAAAAGACATTATGGAAAAAGACAGTAAATACGGACAGGGGTTTAATGGGAATCCGAAATATACGGCAAAAGATTTTAGTAAGTTCATTGGAGAGCATGAATAGAAAAGGAGGCACGATATGGTTGTATTATATCTTATTATTGCGCTAGTTTTCGGATTGTGCTTGGGGTTTTTAGATTAGAAAAGGCGGTGTGAAGAATGAGTGAGAAGATCATGAATCTTATTGAAAAGTATGCAAATAAACATGAACTTGCAAAGGAATGCGGTTCGGAATATATCTATCAAAGTGACAGGGCACAGATAGATGCACTTGAACTTGTTGCCAATATCTTTGATTTATTTGTGGAAGAAGGTGTGAAGAATGAATAATTTTGGATTTATTAGTAAAAAGAAAGTAGCAAGAGAAATTGCAAAGATTTATAACGACAGGGAAAATACACCTTGTCCAACAGAACAGTTTTTAAGAGATTGTGAAGTGCAGAGCGCATTGAATCTTCTTTGTCATGAATTAAATGTCAAGCCAATGCATTTGAACAAACTTGGTGGTGGAACAGGCGAGATGTTAAGCGGTGTGAAGAATGATTAAAAGAATGGCAAGATGCCTTTTACAATTTTTGTGTAAGCATGAATGGGTGCAGAGACTTTTCTACAAAGATTATTATGATTACAGTGGGTATCATGTCAAGATATATGACTGTTACTGTCAGAAGTGTGGCAAGAGAAAGATGCGAAAATATTATGATGGAAGGGTGAGATAAAAAGTGACGAAAAAGATATACAACATGGATGAATGCATAAAAGATCTGAGATCTTTTGCTAACCAGGTAGAACTGGCAAATCAAAGGCAGTTTGCAAATGCCTTAAGAAAGATTGCTGATTACCTTAAAACATTGCCAAAGGAACCGGAAGTTATAGAGTGGATTCCTGTAGGTAATACTTTCCCTGAAAACGAACAAGAGGTAGAAATCAGCTGTGTTCGTAGATACATAGGTGCGGGAAATAGCGAAGTAGAAAATCACTTTACAGCCAGAGCATTTTATGAAGACGGAACAATGACAACAGAGAACAGCAATTTTGTATGGGATGATTATGATAATTGGGAGTACATCGAAGAAAAGGATGAATACATAATTCCCGAAGGGTGGTGGGAGTATGTTACCTTTGGTGAAAGCTTCTGCATAGTGGATGCAGAAGTAATAGCCTGGAGACCTGTAGGAGAACCGTACCGGAAAGAGGTGGCAGGATGACAATTCCGGATTTTATGAAGCCCACGCAGGCAGAACGACTGGAAGCATCATGGTGCAGATCGTGCAGAGAACGAAGTACATGCAGTATGAAAGAGGAGGTTGCTTTTGAAGAACATATGATTATATCTGCTCAGAGAAGCCATTTAGTAGTTCATGTTATATGTAGCCGATATAATAAAGACATTTCGGCAATAGGAATGGACTTTATTGATGGGTTGAAAAGGAGGATGTTGATGGACGATGACCTATAAAGAAGCTGCTTTGATTTTTGAAGGTATAGAATCTGTAGAAGGAAACTTGCCAGAGGACGGGAATGAGGTTGAGGAAGCTCTGATTTTGGCGAAAAAAGCATTGCGTTCCATGAATGAACCGATGCGACCGGTGCTGAAGAGTGGAGAATCTTTAATACATAGAAATAATGGGAACAAGCCTCACGAATGGACCTTGAATAAATGGCAGGATTGGTGTTGCCCTAGATGTGGCTGGTTCGTTGGACAAAGATATAACGCAATTAGAAATGGCAGCAACCCTCATCCACACGATCAAAGAAAAAGCAAGTTCTGTAATGAATGTGGACAGGAGATTGATTGGAGCAAAGGATAATAATAAATGATACAAAAAATAAAAAAGTTTTTAAGAAATCTGTTTTTGACACACAATGAGACAGGTATTCCAATTCCAGTTGAACGGGAAATGGAGGTTTTTTATAGCGCTGAATATAAAACATTTTTTATTTGTTATACATGTCCCAAGTGTGGAGAAAAAGTAGCAGTAAACTGGTATTCAGAAAATGAGATTATGAACAATGAGTAAAGAGTATGACGAGGAAGAAATTATCTGTGGGAACTGCCTGTCTCACAGACCAGTATGGGAAAATGGTAAATTAACAGGTTGGTATTGCAGCAATCATCTTGCTGATGCTTATGGATGCGAGACAGCATATGACGACTGCGAAGGATGTTTAGAGTTTAAGACAAAAAGATAAGGAGGAGACAACATGAGTTATAACTTGCATAGAAGTTCTGATATGTGGGCGTTCATCTGCTCAATATTATTAGTGATTGCAATTTGGATAGGATCCAGCGTTCTCTTAAATTCCTGTACTGCAACGACATGGAATGAGGGAATCTGTCCGAACTGCGAAGTGCGTTATGAGTTAAGAGGTGCCTCAAGAGGAACGAAATACTATTCCTGCCCAGAATGCGGAGGAGAAGTAACGAGATATTAGCCCTTCTCAACCAATAAGACTGGCCTTATGGGTTGTTTATATATCACAAAATTACTATTGCATGCCAGATGTTACCTCCGGGGCAGTGAATGCTCCGGAGAGAAAGGAGCAAAAATGAGAGAAACAGATTGTAAGACATGTGCGTTTTGCAGACTTAGAATAAATGAGAAAGATGAAATTACATTGTTTTCTTGTAATGAAGCAGGGATGATGACGACTGATGAAGCTTTGCTACCTAAAAGCTGTGAACGTTGGCGTGAAGGAGGAAATATTAAAAATTATGTAATGGCAGCGGAATCTCCATACCCCGTGGAAATCCATGTCACAACTCCTAAGCATGCTCGAATCGTTCGTGTCGAACGAGAGAAAAAGGAGGAATGATGTACATAAAGTGCCAGAATTGCGGAAAACTTCTTACGGATCCAGAAAGCCGGCAGAGAGGATATGGACCAGAATGCTGGCAGAAGGTAACAGGAAGACCACAGATGAAGACAAAAGAAATGGAAAGTGAAGATATTATCCCGGGACAGATGAACATATTTGACTTTCCGGAATATCTGCCAGAACAGGAGGATGTCTATGGAGGATAAATGCTTATTTTGTGGAGATGTGATTCCGGAAGGAAGACAGATCTGCCCTATATGTAACCATGAATATTCAGAACGCCCAGCGTTGTCCAGAAAGGACGGCGCTACACTCATTTGTCCCCGATGCGGAACGGAGGAGGCTTTGGAGTCGGCGAAAGAAGTCCTGTCAGAAGGACTGGATGATGAACAGTGGGAAGCATTTAAAAGACAGGTTCTCGAATCGTTGAAGTAGGTGGTATAATGGATGAGAACAGAAGAAATGGCAGTGGATGCATAGATAATGTTGCTTTTGCAGCGATAAGCAAAGCCGATAAGGAATCCAAGGCTAAAGAGAAATTTGCTAAGGAAAGAGATGCGGCTGCAGAGATGGTCATTAAGACTATAAAGAATGTTACGAAGCTTGCAGGCTTTCGATTGATACATAGAATCGAAATAGAGGACACGAAGACAGGAAAACAGTATTTGTGACAGAGGATGGTCGGATTCATGATCGAATGATTGAATCTATGATTAATAATTGAGCAGGAGGATGGAATGATGGAAAGACCGATTGAATTAGTGGCATTGTCAAAAGATGAGATCCGGAGCATGATGGCCGAAGCGGCATTGACGGGGGCATCTGCGGCAGTAGAGACATTTGAGAAAAAGAGAAGAAAAGAGGACAAGGAGGAAAAAGACCGCAGGCTTCATAATACAAAACTGTTATTGAAGAACTACCGCATGTTGAAAGAGCACTGCATCCAGTCTGTATTTGAAAAAGAGAGTGCAGAAGAGAGTCCATCAGACATCATTGAGAACATCATGTCCATGAAAGGGGACAAGGTAATCGTTGATTCCATCAAACGTTCTGCAGAACGGACCAGAATTCTGCTTGACCATATCGATAAGATGCTGGATATTTATCGCATTTACTGTGGGAAATATACAGATGTTGAGAAGAGACAGTATAAGGTCATCAAAGCTCTTTATATCACAAAAAGCAAGACAACAGTCAAGGAATTGGCTGAAAGATTTGAGGTGACGGAAAAGACTATTTACAACGATGTCAAGACTGCAGAAACGCAAATTTCTGCATTAATTTTTGGCATTAATGGGATGCATTTTTTTCAGTAAATTCGGGGGTTAACGGATTTCGTTAATTTTTTTGAATTTCAAATTGACTTCAGTAATAAAAATCTGGTATGATATGTGCGTAAAATTATATCATTTGCCATGAGCCATCGGAGCAGTCCGGTGGCTTTTTAATTAGTCCGGGAAAGGAGATATTGATTTACGGAAGAATGCCCTTCGATGAAAAAAGAAGGAGGCAAATTAATGAACACAGGAATTTTAGTTTTGATTATTTATGCAGCCATCATGTTGGCTGCGACATTCACATTCACCAAGAAAGGAGAAAATGTGGAGCAGTTCTGTGTAGGGGACAGAAAAGGGAACTGGTTCGTATCAGCACTCAGTATTGCCGCTACATGGATATGGGCACCGGCATTGTTCACATCGGCAGAGAAAGCATATACGAGCGGTCTTGCAGGGCTGTTCTGGTTCCTCGTTCCGAACGTGCTGTGCCTTATCATATTTATCCCTTTCGCTAAGCGGATTCGTAAAGAGATGCCCAAAGGAATTACCTTGTCGGGATATATGCATGATAAATACAAATCGAAATCCGTAAGGAACATGTATCTGTTCCAGTTGGGAGCACTGTCAATCCTTTCGACGGGAGTACAGCTTCTTGCAGGGAGCAAGCTGTTGTCGATGATTACAGGGGTGCCGTTCTGGTGCATGACTATTATCATGGCAGTTATCGCATATTCCTATTCCCAGTTCTCAGGCATTAAGGCATCCATTACGACGGACGCACTACAGATGGTTTTTATGCTGGTGACCGCGGTAGGGTTCGCATTCTTCTGCCTGAAAAATGGAGGCATTACTGAATTGACCAACGGAATTGGAGGATTTTCTGGAGAGTTCGGTTCTCTGTTCTCAGCGAACGGACTGGAAGTATTCCTTGGATTCGGTCTTCCTACAGCCATCGGATTATTGTCCGGACCATTTGGAGACCAATGCTTCTGGCAGAGAGCATTCTGCACAGAGGAGAAGCACATCGGAAAATCATTCTTTGTAGGTGCATTGCTGTTTGGAATCGTACCGCTCTGTATGGGAATATTAGGTTTCATTGCGGCTGGAAATGGATTTGTGGTACAGGACCTCAGTGTTCTGAATTTTGAAATCATAATGGAATATCTTCCAGCATGGTGCATCATTCCATTTCTTTTCATGATCGTTTCAGGACTGCTGTCCACGATTGACAGCAATCTTTGTGCAGTCTCTTCTCTTACGACGGACTTAAAGACAAAAGATTCTATGAAATCTGCAAAAGGTTCCATGATTCTGCTGCTTATCCTAGGATGTCTTGTGGCAAATATACCAGGGCTCACAGTGACGCACCTGTTCCTTTTTTACGGAACATTAAGAGCTGCCACATTGTTGCCTACCATGTTCACCTTGAAAGGCGTACAGCTCAGATCTGGAGCTGTGGTAAAGGGAATCGTGGCGGCACTCATCATCGGACTCCCAATATTCGCGTATGGAAATATCTTTAATATCTCTGTATACAAAACGATGGGAAGTCTTCTTACGGTACTGACATCCGGAATTGTCGCCTTTTTATTATCCAAGAAGGGAAAACAGGAGGCGCGATAATGGAAAAAGTACTGGGAAGAAAGCAGAATATCGATAATGAAAAATGGAAAGAGGTGTTCTATAACATAGAACAGTATGTGTCCCGGCCGGAACTGGATGCGCTGGTGAATGAAACAGTAGAAGAAATCAAAACGAACACTGCTGGGAAAAAGGCAGCATATGCATGGTCGGGTGGTAAGGACAGTATTGTCCTTGGCAAACTCTGTGAGATGGCTGGAATCGAAGACTGCATGATGGCAGTTTGTGAACTGGAATACCCTTCGTTCATGGAGTGGATAAACGAACACAGACCAGAGAAGCTGGAGATCATCAATACCGGTCAGGATATGGATTGGCTGGCGAAACATCCGGAAATGCTGTTCCCTCAGGAAGCAAAGACAGCATCCATCTGGTTCCGTATCGTACAGCATACCGGACAGGCGAAATATTACAAAGAAAAAGAACTGGATATGATTCTTCTCGGAAGAAGACGCGCGGACGGCAATTACGTCGGCCGCAAGAGCAATATCTATACCAATGCCAAGGGCATTACAAGATACAGCCCGATTGCAGATTGGTCACATGAGGCATTGCTGGCATTCATCCATTATTACGGATTGGAAATGCCGCCAATTTATGATTGGAAGAACGGTTATCTCTGTGGCACTCATCCATGGCCGGCAAGACAGTGGACGAAAGATGTACAGAGTGCATGGGAAGAAATATACCAGATATGCCCTGAGATTGTACAGAATGCCTCAGGAAGGCTTCCGGGGGCAGAAGAGTATATAAAATCTACAATAGAATAAAGACCGCTTGCAGGCGGGAATTTGCCATTGTCCTTCTAAAGATGTTTTAGGAGGATTTTTTTATGCAGACAATCAAAATGAAACTGGCTGAGATGATAAAGCCGAAAAAGAACGTACGTAACCATACCGAGAGACAGCTCCAGGAGTATGAACGGAGCGTCAAGATGTTCGGGCAGATCCGGCCCATCATTGTAGATGAGACCAACACGATTCTCGTCGGAGTCGGACTTTATGACACTCTGACCAGAATGGGATATGTGGAAGCAGACGTATATCAGTTCACGGCATTGTCGCCGGCACAGAAAAAGAAGCTCATGATTGCAGACAATAAGATTTTTAACCTGGGTGTGGAAAATCTGGAAGTGCTGAATGAGTTCATTGAAGAGTTAAAAGACGATCTGGACATTCCAGGATTCGATGAGGACATCTTGAGAGAGATGGTCGCAGATGCGGAAGAGATTACGGAAGCAATCTCTTCATACGGAAAGTTGGATGCCCAGGAGATTAATGATATCAGGACCATAGGTAAGAAACAGGAAGAAAGAGCAGAAAAAGAAGAAAGTGTTCAGATAGAATCAAAAAATGTACAAAATGATTCTATTATGACCGGAAAACCTGCAGAAATGTCCAATACGCTCACGAATGAGAGCATGGAAGAAGACAGGACAGAAGTACAGAGATTTGTTGTCTGTCCGAAATGCGGAGAAAAGATATGGCTGTAAAACGATGTGCGGCCAGTATTGATGTAGTAGAAGCAGCTTATATCCGGATAAAGAATGCATTTAGTAACGGCCTGCCGGTATTCATGTCATTTTCGGGAGGAAAAGACAGCCTGTGTTTGGCCAATCTTACCTTAGAACTGATACAGAAGAACGAAATAGATGCAACACAGCTCACGGTACAGTTCATTGATGAGGAAGCCATATTTCCATGTATTGAAAAGACCGTGAAGGAATGGAGAAAGAAGTTTTTAATGTATGGCGCAAAGTTCGAGTGGTACTGCTTGCAGGTGCGCCATTTTAATTGCTTTAATCAGCTGGAGAATGATGAATCATTTATATGCTGGGATGAAGAAAAAGCTGACAGGTGGGTAAGGAATCCCCCTTCATTTGCCATTAGGAAGCATTGGATGCTCAGAGAACGACTGGACACATATCAGGATTTCCTTGATAAGAAGTGCGCAGGAGGAATGACAATGGTCGGAGTAAGGACAGCAGAATCATTACAGAGACTGCAGAACTTCGCCAGAATCACCCAGAAGGGAAAGAACAGCGTCGGACGGAAGAAGATCTATCCGATATACGATTGGAAGAATAATGATGTCTGGCTGTATCTTAAGGAGCACAATGTAAATATTCCGGATATTTATCTTTATATGTGGCAGGCAGGAAGCAATAAGAATCAGATGAGAGTATCACAGTTCTTTTCCGTAGACACAGCCAGATCGCTCGTGAAGATGAACGAGTATTATCCGAATCTGCTCGATTCCATTATCAGGAGAGAACCGAACGCATATCTCGCAGCTCTTTATTGGGATACGGAGATGTTCGGAAGGAGCAGCCGGAGCAGAAAAGAAATGGAGAAAGATACAGAAAAGAAGGATTACAGGGCGGAACTACATAAGATGTTCAGTAATTTCGATTTTTATTTCGATACGCCGCATAAAAGGAAAGTCGGAAAAAGCTATAGGAATTTCTACATGTCGGTCATGCAGATCATTGGAGAACAGGATCTGAAACGATTATATGAGAGCCTGATGGCTGGAGACCCGAAACTGAGGAATCTGAGAGCAATATACCAGAGTGTGTATACCAAGTACGTGCAGATTTCAAAAGATGAACAAAAGGAGAGAGATAAGAATGGACAATAGGCTGACAGCACCTTCTTCTACCATGCAGTGGATGGACAGAAATCTGGTAAAACCGAATAATTACAACCCGAACAGGGTATCAACACAGAATTTGGAACTATTGACGCAATCCATATTTACAAATGGATGGACATTGCCGATTGTGATTCGGCCGGATGGAACGATTATTGATGGATTCCACCGCTGGACAGTATCCGGCCCGGACTGGAATTATGTTCCACCTTCAGAAAAAGAAGACCGGAGAACATTATACGAACGCCTGGAAGGGAAAGTCCTCGTTGTAATCGTGGACCATAAAGAACATTCTGAGGACATCTACGGTACCGTTACCCATAACAGGGCGAGAGGTACCCATTTGCTCGAACCAATGAAGAAGATTGTAAAAGAACTCATGGACGAGGGAAAGACGGTCGAGGAAATCAGCAAGCAGCTCGGAATGAGACCAGAAGAAGTCTTTAGATTATCTGATTTTTCTAAAGACGATTTCCTTAAAATGATGACAAAAGGAGTAAATAGTTATTCAAATGCTGAGTTTATTACAAGAATTTAGTGTTTTAGCGCGTAAAAGTCGCTAGCGGAGAGAATCGTCAGACTGCTACGGCAATAATCTGAAAAATGAGAATCAAACATAAAATGGCGAGGTGGTGGTATGAATGAGACAAGGGCACCGACAAACGAAGAGTTAAGAGCGAAAGTCCTTGCTGAGTACAAAAAAGGTGTCGGGCCAAAAGCACTGGCAGAAAAAACAGGAATTTCCATCAACACGATTAAGTCGTGGATTAAGAGGGATAAGGACAGAAATCCTCCTCCGAAGAAGAAACCAGAGAAGAAGGAAAAAGGTGCATCCTCACCTAGAAAGAGGGGTGCACCCTTAGGCAATAAGAATGCGAAAGGAAATAAGGGCGGCGGAGCTCCTTTAGGCAATAAGAACGCACTTACCCATGGAGCATATTCGAAGTACTGGGACAGTCTTGACGAGGACGAGCTGGCATTGCTCGAAGAGGAATACATGGATGCCGAAGAAGAACTGAGGAAACAGATTCAATTGTATACCATCAGGGAACGGCGCCTGATGAACCGGATAAAGCAGTATAAAGAACTGGAGATCCAGAACAAAGGGTTTGCGGTCAGTGCCATTACAAAATCGAAAGATACTGCCATGAGGCTGAATGAAGACGGAATCCCTATTCTGAATGCGGATGGCA